GAATGACAGCCTTAAGTCTAAAATTTATACTATAGCCGAAAGAATGGTAGAACTAGAAGATAAATTTATTGACCTTGCATTTAATTTGGGGCCAATGGAAGACTTAACACCCGAGCAAGTAAAACACTACATTAGATACATTGCCGATAGAAGACTTATTTCTATGGGTATGAAAGGTATTTTTAAGGTTAAGAAAAATCCTTTACCCTGGGTTGAAGAAATGATTAACGCCCCTATACATGGTAACTTCTTTGAAAACCGAGTAACAGATTATGCTAAGGGAGCTCTTTCAGGTAAATGGGATGATGTGTGGGGTAAAGCAGCTTAAATGTTTAAGATTAATAGGACCTAAATTTTTTAAAGGATTTTCATGAACCAATTTCATACATCTAATTCAAATTACGTAAAAGACCCTGTGCAAACGTTGAACGGTCCGGAGATCAAAATTTCTTGTTGCTCTAATGTTTATATCAGAAGAATGACTTTTCATAAAGCATATACAATAGAGCTTGGACATTCTCATCTCTATGACCATGTAAGCTACCTATCAATTGGTTCCTGCGAAGTTCAAGTCTTTGACGAGGAAAAAAACGAAATGGGACCTCCTAAAACGTTTAAAGCGCCGGCTACAATTTTTGTTGCAAAAAATAAAATACATCAACTTAAATCTTTAGAAGATAATACTATTATTGACTGTATTCATGCATTAAGAAATATAGATGGAGAAATTATAGAACCTGATAGTTTCCCCGAGGGGGTTTCTATAGAAGAAGCGGACAGAACATACATGAACAATACAGGCAAAAATTTACAATTAAGAACAAAAGAGGATATTTTTTCTAAGTATAGATTACCGAGAATAATTCATTTCGATAAAACTTTTTAATGAAAAGTAAGTTTGTTAATTTTTTTATGAATGTTGCAAAAGAAACATCAAAACTTTCTCACGCTAAAAGATTGCAGGTTGGAGCCGTTATTGTAAAAGATAGTAACATAATTTCTTTTGGATATAACGGTACACCAGCCGGTATGGATAATAGTTGTGAAGATGAGGAATATAAAACAAAGCCCGAAGTTATTCATGCTGAAGCAAATGCAATATGTAAACTAGCAAGACAAGGAAATTCTGGTCAAGATAGTGTAATGTTTCTTACCCACGCTCCCTGTATAGAATGTTCCAAACTTATAGTACAAGCAGGAATTAAAAATGTCTTTTTTAGTACTGCGTATCGAAGCAGTGAAGGTTTAGAATTACTACATAAAGCAGGTATACAAGTTACTCAAACGGAGGTATAATGAGTCCAATATTTACCTGTTACGAATGTAATGCTGAATATTCAGTTGATTCAATTTTTGAAACTGATGATCCGGTCTCCTTTTGTCCGTACTGCGGAAGTGAAATAGAGCACGAAGAAGAGGATGATGACGAGCTTGACGATGAAGATTTTAGGGATTGATCTTTCCTTAACTAGTCCAGCGTGTTGTTTTTTTAACGGCGATGAGTTTAATTTTAACGGGTGCAAATTTTTTTTTCTTACTTCTAATAAGAAACTGCAAGGAAGTAACCACCCGGTTACCGGCACACTAGTAAAAGAATACAATAACGATCAAGAGCGGTACCATAACATTACTAAATGGGTTATAGATATTATTTACGATCTATCACCTCACCACGTTTTTATCGAAGACTATTCCTATTCTTCTACAGGTAGAGTCTTTAACATCGCGGAAAATTGTGGTGTGTTAAAGCAAACGTTATGGAAGTCAGGAGTAACGTTTACTACAATTCCTCCTACTGTGGTTAAAAAACAAGCCACTGGTAAAGGAAACTCCAACAAAGTTGCGATGGAATTAGCTTTTGTACAAGAGACTGGATTTGATTTTAGAAAGCATCTACAATTATCTCAATCAGTAAGTAATCCGGTATCCGATATTGTGGATAGTTTCTATGTCTGCAAGGCCGGTCTTTATTATGAGAAACCAGAGACCAAAGTACAACATTAGAACAAACGTTAAGTTTAAAAATAAACTTAACAGTGATATCGTTATCGGTGACCTTATTAATGAAGAGGAAATCGACGGTAAGAATTACTTTGTAATTCGTAATGCAAAAGGCAGTGTAGTTAAACTAACAAAAGAGGCTTATGCTATTTTAAAATGAATGCTACCAGTAACTTTAAGATGTCAAAACAGACAAAAAGAACACTTGCACTTGCAAAGTTTCGCTCCTCCGATCACAAGAACAGTTACAAAAAACTTATGATTCTTGCCCAGCTCACGGGATTAGTTGTAACTAAACTTCCTAAGTCAACCGAATCTGACAATACTTGATTTTAATTTACCACTGTTGTATTATGTTTGTGCCAATTAGGCATTTTATTAACTTAGAAAGGAAATATATGATGACTCAAAAAGAAAAACTCCGCCGCGCTTTTTTTGACGGCCAAGAACTGACTGCAAAACAGATCTCTGCTCGTTTTGGAATTGCTTCTCCGGGCAAAGTAGTTTCGCTGCTTCGTATGGAAGACGGAATGCCTATTTACAACAACAAGCACACTGACACAAAAGGTCGTGTTGTAAATAAGTATCGCCTTGGTACTCCTTCACGTAAAGTGATTGCTGCAGGCTATCGCGCGATTGCTCAAGGTCTTGTTTAATTTATATCTTGACCTTATAATAGAGGGGCATTGCCCCTCTTTTTATTTTTGGAGAAATTATGGCAAGTAAAGTTGATACTCCCGAAGGTCGTCAATGGCTAATTAATATGTTAAAAATGGGCCCAGTAAGGGTTATTTTTACTAAAAAGGATGGAAGTGAGCGAACTATGAACTGTACGCTTAAATCCGACCTTACAGAAAATTACGAGAAAAAAACCGATCGTATAAAAGAACAAAATCAAGAAGTATGCCCAGTTTTTGATTTAGAAGCCAAGGGATGGAGATCTTTTAGATACGACAGTGTTAAGGGTGTGGAGCTTGATCTATGAAAGTAGGCATTACATTTGGTGCGTTTGATTTGTGTCATGCAGGCCACAATTTAATGTTTGGTGAGTGTAAACAAAATTGCAACTATCTTATAGTAGGTCTACAGGCAGACCCTTCGCTAGAAAGAATAGAAAAAAATAAACCCGTGCAGAGCTTGTTTGAGCGCTACGTACAACTTAATTCATGTAAGTATATTGATGAGATTATACCATACGTATATGAACATGAGATAGAACAGATTCTCAGGTCTGTAAAACCTGATATTAGGTTTATAGGATCAGATTATCACGGTAAAGACTTTACTTCAAAACAATACTGCCTAGATAGTAATATAGAATTATACTTTAATAATCGTGATCATGGATTTAGTACAACTGAGTTGAGGAAGCGAATTGAGAGTCCTAATAACAGGTAGTTCCGGGTATATTGGTTCCGTGCTTTGTAAGATAGCAAAAGAGCGCGGGCATATGGTAGTAGCAGCTGACCCTAGGTCACCAAAGCATAGTTACTACGATACGTTTATTAATGATAATATTGTAATGAATAGTGTTGCGTACGAGGCTACAAACCTTTACGTTGATGCTGTTTTTCACCTAGGTGCTTCTGCAGACGTTACCGACAGCACAAAAAGACCATCCCTATACTATAAAAATAATATTGGCGCCACCGCAGCTCTATTTGACAATCTAATTCAAATGGGCTGGTCCGGACCTATCGTCTTCTCCTCCACAGCAGCCGTCTACGGTAAGTCAAATCAAACCGTTAGCGAGTACAATGCACTCGCTCCTATGAATTCATACGGTAAGAGTAAACTTATGTGCGAAGAATATCTAGAAGATCTTTGGCACATTCATAAACTACCTTCCGCTATTTTTAGGTACTTTAATGTAGCCGGAGCTTACGACGACGTAGGTGATCATCATGACTCACATCATGTTTTACAGAAATTATGCTTTAGTGCAAAAAATAATCAACCATTTTTTGTCTACGGATCAGATTTAGAAACGAGAGATGGAACCTGTGTGAGGGATTACTTACATGTACGAGATGTATGCGAGGCTCACTTTGTAGCATTGGAATATGTTAAGAAACATCCATCGGTCTATCAATTCAATCTCGGTACCAACGAAGGAACTTCTGTTATGGAGTTAGTAACTAAGTTTCAAGCTAATACCGGCAAAACTATTAACTACAAACTTGCTGCAAGTAGACCTGGCGATCCAGCTTACTTAGTTGCTAACCCTTCCAAATTTATTAACACAGCCGGGTTTAAGTACCATCATAGTGATATAGAAAATATTATTAAAAGCGCATGGGAATGGTACAGGAGATAATATGCCATTTGAAGAGAATGAAATTAGTGAAAAGAGTCAGGGCGGTACCGAAAGCGTTAAGCGTGAATTAGCAAAACGACTACCGGAAGGACTGACTGATGATTTTCAAATTATATGTTCTAGAGTTCGTAAGATTGAAGAAGATAAGATTAGAGTTTATTGGCTTCATGATCTTCCAGAAGACCCAGAAACAAGTCACTTAAAAAATATTAACAGTAGAAATAGATTCCATAAATTAGTATTCTGTGGCAATTGGCAATATTCAAGGTACCAGCACGTACTGGGTATTCCCTACGACAGACAAAGTGTAGTAATTGATACTCCTATAGATCCAATGCCTCAAGTACAAAAAGAGTTTGATACCATCAGGCTTATCTACACCTCTACACCACAAAGAGGGCTTGAGTTATTAGTACCAGTATTTGAAGCACTGGCAAAAAAACATGAGAATATTCACTTGGATGTTTTTTCAAGCTTTAAAATTTATGGATGGGGAGAAGCTGATAATCGATACGAGCATGTTTACGAAAAGATACGCAATCACCCGCAAATGACATATCACGGATTTGCTTCTAACGATGTTGTTAGAGAGCACTTGCTTAAAGCTCATATATTAGCATACCCGTCAATCTGGCTTGAGTGTAATAGTAGAAGTGTAATTGAAGCGATGTCTGCTAAACTACTTTGTGTTCATCCAAATTTTGGAGGGTTAGTTGATACTTCCGGAGGTTTGAATTTTATGTACCAGGGGGATAGTAATCATCAAACACATGCTAATGTTTTTTATCATATGCTTGATCATGCTATTTCAAAAGTTGCTACAGAAGATATACAAAACTATTTACAACTAGTTAAACTATATGCCGATAGTAGATACGCATGGTCGAAAATTGTTAGTCAATGGTCTGATCTTTTTAGTGAATTAAAAATGGAATATCCTGAAGTAACAAACCGTAAACCAAAAAGCGAAGTATTCGTTTACAATACATTATGATAGTAACAAAGACTCCTTTACGTGTAAGTTTTTTTGGGGGAGGAACTGACCTTCCAGAATACTTCATGCATAATAAAGGAGCAGTGCTTTCTGTTACAATCGATATTAATATGTTTATTACTATTAACGAATCGCCACGACAGCGTATTAAAGCATGCTATGATGAAATAGAGGTCGTAGATACAGCAGCGTACCTTAATCATAACAGAATTAGAGAGACACTACTTCACTACGGGGTTATAAACAACTTAGAGGTTGCCTCTTTTTGTCACATTCCAACTAAGGGTACCGGGCTAGGTTCCTCCTCTTCTTACACCGTTGGTTTATGTAATGCTTTATCAACTCATTTAAAAAATAAACAAACAAAATATGAACTTGCTGAAACCGCGTATTTTATTGAAAGAGAAAGATGTAATGAAAAGTTAGGTAAACAAGATCAATATGCCGCGGCGTTTGGTGGTCTTAATCTTATTGACTTTTACAGCAACGATACTCAAGTAATTCCAGTTAACATATCAGGTGAAGCGTTACAAAAGTTAGAAGATAACTTAATGTTCTTTTATACCGGTATTCAAAGGGTGGCTAATGATATTTTAGAAGTTCAAGCTGCTGATACTAACACCGAGCAAACTAAAACGTACCTTAAAAAACTAGCCGATCTTTCTTATGACGGTGCAAAAATTCTTTCTAAATCATCTCGTCAAAGAGACTTTGGAGGTATGCTTGATTATGCATGGTCAATAAAGCGTCAACTAACTAAAGGAATCACCAGCAATGTTATAGATGATTTTTATTGGAGAGCAATGGGTGCAGGGGCAATAGGAGGAAAACTTTTAGGAGCAGGAGGGGGTGGGTTTCTAATGTTCTATGTAACCCCTAATAAACGTCAGGCCGTAAGGGATGCTCTTCCATTAACTGAATATAAATTTAAATTTTCACTTAAAGGCTCGGAGGTTGTTTTAAATGATAGATAACTTTAAAAAAGATTATATTAATCAGATTAATAAAGGCTTAAATAATTTATCAGATGATATTCTTAATAATGCAATTGCAGTAATTGAAAACGCAATAACTAGTTTTAAAGACATTTTTGTTTGCGGTAATGGAGGATCAGCAGCAATAGCAGAACATCTTTCATGTGATTATTCAAAAGGTATTGCCACAAACACAGCGTTATTTCCTAAAGTTCATTCTTTAGTTAGTAATATGTCGTTAATTACCGCTCTTGCAAATGATACTAGTTACGAGGAAATATTTGCTGCACAGTTAGCACTACAGGCAAAAAAAGATGACGTTTTAATTTGTATTTCAAGTAGCGGTAATTCTCCGAACATTATTCGAGCACTTAATGTTGCGAATGCTATTCAAATGAAAACTATTACGTTAACTGGGTTTGACGGGGGTAAGGCATCTTATTTCTCAGGCATTAACCTGCACATACCAATTAATAATTACGGTGTAGTAGAAGATTGTCATCAAATACTAATGCACATTATCGCCCAGCATATTCGTACAACACAAACGGTAGTTGATTTAAAGACAGTAAAGCTGTAAAATATCTAAATGATTTTACTAGACCTTAATCAGGTTATGATTGCTAATTTTATGTCACAAATTGGTAATCACACTGATACTAAGATAGATGAGGGCCTTTTTCGACACATGGTCCTTAATTCTATTCGTTCGTTTAGACAGAAATTTAAGGAATACGGAGAACTTATTATTGCATGCGATGATAAGAAATTCTGGAGAAGAGAAGTATTTCCTTACTATAAAGCCAATCGTAAAAAGAATCGCGATGAATCTGAACTAGACTGGGCGCTCATTTTTAATACTCTTAATAAAATTAAAATTGAACTTAAAGAGTACTTTCCATATAGAGTAATTCAGGTCGAGGGTGCCGAAGCTGATGATGTTATAGCAACATTAGTAATGCAGTACGGTAGTTATCTAAATACAAATAAGATAATGATTTTATCAGGCGATAAAGATTTTAGACAGCTACACAGGTTTGTAAATGTCTCACAATATGATCCAATCAATAAAAAATTTATTAACGAGACGGATCCAGAGAGATATTTGAAAGAACAGATTATAAAGGGCGACAGGGGAGACGGTATTCCTAATATCCTAACACCCGATGACTCACTTGTTAACGGCGTTAGACAAAAACCTATTAACTCCAAGAAATTAGAATTGTGGCTTAAGAATACATCAGAGATCCTTTCAGGAGGGGAACTAGAAAAAAACTGGTTCAGAAATATAACGCTGATTGATCTTTCCCAAATACCAGAAAAAGTGAAAGAATCTATCATAATAGAATTTCATAATCAAAGTAATAAATCTAGAGACAAAATTTTCAATTATATGATAAATAATAAGATGAAGTTCCTTATTGAACACATTAATGAATTCTAATGAAAAAATCAATCTATAATATACTTAAAGAATGCTCTGAAGGTAAAACCCCAAAAGATAGAGTGGAACTTATACAAAAAAATTCTACTCCAGTACTTTTAAATATTTTAAAGCATGCATTCGATCCTAAAATTAAATTTCTTCTTCCCGACTCAGACCCTCCTTACAAGCCTTGTGAATTCTTAGATCAAGAAGGAAGACTATATTCAGAAGTAAGAAAGCTATATCTTTTTATTGAGGGAGGTAACCCTTCCCTTACTAAATTTAAAAGAGAAATGTTATTCATTCAGTTTATTGAAGGATTAGATAAAAATGATGCTATTCTTATGTTAGCAGTAAAAGATAAGAAACTTCCTTTTAAAAATATTACCTCAGAACTTGTACTTAAAGCCTTTCCCAACCTTTATTAAAATGAGTAAGACGCTTACTAAATTTAAAAAATTTAAAGAAGACGATAGTCACCACGATAGCAAGAGAAAGAAACTTGCATTTAAAAATAAACAACTAAGAACTTTAGACAACGTCTTAAAAACTAAAGACGTCAAAAAAATTCTTACGTTTGAAGAAAAAATAATAGGAGGTTAATATGGGATGGTTCTGGACCAACTCATTAATGGGGAAAATTGAAAGCGGGTTAGTATCTCTTACTAACTACATCTGGCGCAAGAGACGTTTAGAAGAAAAAAAGATTTTAGAAAAAATTAAACAATTAAAAAAGTAATGCCGACTTATAGTTTTAAAAATTTAGAAACAGGTGAGATAGTAGAGTACAATATGAAAATATCTGCTCTCGATGAGTTTAAAAAAAGCAATCCTCATTTAGAGCAGCGTATTTCAGGGGCTCCTGGGCTTAGTGATCCAGCAAGAATTGGGGTTCTTAAGCCGGCAGCAGGGTTTAGGGACTTGCTTAAAAATATGAAGAGCAAGCACAGGAGGAGCACTATCAATGATTTTTAAAGGGACCTATGGCAAAGAGATCCAACACCAACCTTCAATTAGCTACTTCCAACCCAGATCTAGATAAAACGAGCAACACATTAAAAATAAAAATAGATCATCTTAAAACATTTGAGCCTCTAACTAATAATCAAAAGAAATTCTTCGACGCATACAGACAGGGAGATTATTTTATTGCTTTACACGGAGTTGCAGGAACCGGAAAAACGTTTATAGCAATGTATAAAGCACTAGAGGAAGTGCTCGATAGATCAAATCCATTTAATAAAATAATTATAGTAAGATCAGCCGTACAGTCTAGAGAAATTGGACATCTTCCCGGAGACGTAGGAGAAAAGTTAGAAATCTATCAACAGCCTTACAGACAAATTTGTCATACACTTTTTGATAGAAGAGATGCGTATGATAGATTAGAAGAGCAAGGATATATTAACTTTATTTCTACTTCTTTTATTAGAGGTATGTCGTTTGATGATGCTATCATTATTGTTGATGAAATGCAGAATATGAATTTTGAAGAAACTGATACAGTAATGACGCGAGTTGGATATAGATCTAAAATTATATGGTGTGGTGATTATAGACAGACTGATCTTAGAAAAACAAACGATAAATCTGGAATTTTAAAATTTTTTGATATTGCATATCATATGAAAGCTTTTACTAAGATTGAATTTACCGCGGACGATATTGTAAGAAGTAGTTTAGTAAAGGATTATATTCTCGCTAAACTTAAATACGAAGATAGTAATGAAAAAATTTAAACATAATTTTTTACCTGAAGTCAAGCTTGAAGAAATAAAAATAGACGGTAAAAGATTTTACGTTACACCTGAAAAAAACAAGTATCCATCAGTTACTACTGTCCTGGGTAGTGTTATGGATAAAACAAAATTATTTGAATGGCAGGCAAGAGTAGGTAAAGAGAAGGCCGATCAAATAAAAACAAAAGCTGCAAGAAGAGGAACAAAGCTTCATAAGTTGTGTGAAGATTACGTTCTTAATAAAGATGAATATCTCAAAGATCATTTGCCTATTACAATAGATTTATTTAAACAAGTAGAGCCTTTCATTGATAAAAACGTAGAGGAAGTTTTAGGAATAGAGCTTCCTCTTTATTCTGACTTTCTCGGCACGGCCGGGCGCTGTGATATGGTCTGTAAAATGAATGGTAAAAACGTAGTAGTTGACTACAAGACCTCCACTAAGCCTAAAAAAGAGGAATGGATCGAGAGTTACTTTTTACAGCTCACAACTTACAGCATGATGATTGAAGAAAGGTATAAGATTGACGTACCTTACATTATTGTTGTAATTGCATGTGAGGAGGGAGAACTTCAAACCTTTCCTAAATTTACCGCACACTATCGCGATAAAGTAACAGACATTTTCCGTAACTTTAGTAAAGAGTTGATATAATTACACGTAACACCTATAATTAACGTATGTTAACTATGAGGGTGTTATGAATCCAACTAACGAAGTAATCACGAAACTTAGAGTTAATGATAAGATGTCGCCTACCGTGGTTGTGCAGACGGTGAGGGAGTATCTTGACAATCAACCTAACTCACTTAAAGCAGCCAACGCTATCGTTAATAAATTTGGTATAAAGCCATTTGATAATAAAAAGAAAGCGTATGTGTTTGCAATGACCGCAGTAGAACACTCTCTAAAAAATATGACTCCATCTATCGAAGCTATTATTCAAAAATCTAACGAACGTATAGAAAGAATTACTGACATGATCGGTCCTGGAGCGTTTATCGATTATGAAAATAAACCTCAGGAAGATAGCTTAAAGAAAGGCAGTAAGCGTGATGTTGCTAGAGAAATATATCTAGAACACAAGAGCAAAGGGGACAAGCAGGTCATTAAGCTCGTACAAGAAGCACTAGGTATTACTAAACAAAACGCGTATACTTATGTCTACCTTGTTAAAAAAGACCTTAGCCTGTAGTCTATTTACCCCTACAGTAGCTTTATCAGCTATTGTAAACGGTACGGGAGAGCAGTTGCTTAATGCTAACGAAAATGTTAGCCTTACGTGTTCTGTTGCGCAAAATAAGGCAATTAAAAACGCTCTTGATATCTACAGTAGTAAGGAGTTTTGGGTCACTAAAAAGAACTACTGCTACGATGTTAAGAATTACGCTTACTGTAATTACTATAACGAACAAGACTATACGGCTTCAGGAACAATAAGACGAATAGTAGGTAAAAAAGAATACATTGAAGGTAATAAGTGTAAGGTAGAAATATCTGTAGAGATAGAAAAATCTAGGTATCTAGATGTATCTGTATCCGGTAAGCACATCTACCATGTAGGAGAACCTCTTCAATTTATTGTTCAGGCTAGAGAGGAATTGTACCTTTACGTTTTTAATATACATCGTAATAAGGTGGATTTAATTTTTCCTTACGAGTACACTGACGATAACTTAATTGATAGTAAGTATGTTTTCCCTGGTAACGGTAAAAAGTACAACACATACCTTAACGAAGGAGTGAAGCAAAGTGAAGAAACTATCTTTTTACTTTTCACAAAACACTACGTAGACTTTGATAGATATACACTTAACAGAAAAGCATTAGAAGAAATTACTAATGCAATACCAAATCATTCAAAGAGAATTTTTACTTACAATATTTTTATTAAACGGTGATGGATATGAAAATGATTATGACATATGTGGCGGCTTGTTTGTTAGGTCTTATTACGGTAGGATGCTCAACAATTAACGGCCAAGGACCCGATGGTACTAAAATGGTAGAGGTACCAGCGGCAAAAGTAAATCAGATTCCTGATTGGTTTCTAGCTAAACCGGCTCCCGAATCAAAAGATATCTTTGTTACTGCAACTGACATTAGTAAGGACATGCAGTTTGCAATTGACAAGGCTACTCTTAATGCAAAGATTATGCTTGCCGAAAGGTTAGGAACAAAGGTTGAAAGTCTTACACGTGAATCTACATTAGAGGTTGGCCAAGGATCAAAAGACGTGCAACGAGAAATTGATCGAGTATCTAAGGTGCGGGTTAATCAGGACCTAAGCTTCTTTACTCGGGAACACCTCTCTGTAGTTCGTGAAGGTGATCAGTATAGGGCGTTTGTAATGCTTAAAATTACTAACGAAGAGGGCCGCCGACTAACACATAAAGATAATTCACGCTCACGGGAAGAGCGGTTAAAAGAACTTGATAAGCCTGTTAGCGTATCTCCTACTAACGATGGAGTAATTACAGTTACTCCAGTATCACAGTTAGATCGTAGTAAGATGATTTCTAACGATATTAAGGATGAAGCTGTTAAAGCCCGTATTGCTAAGACTTTAGAAGATCCTAACGCCGTAGTTATTAACGCTACTATTCGCTAAAATACATTAACCTAAATAATTATATGTTTAGGCTACTTAACCCCTATCATACCGAACATACCATGTGCACCGAAAAGGTGCACAGTAGTTTTATAGACAGTAAAAATGTTTGGTATTATGACAAAGATGGATTTGAACTCACAAAACTAGAACAAGAGTTCTATAAGGTGAGCGGGTTTAGTGTTTTTTTAAATGATTGTCTTAATCATGTATGTTGGCAGGAGCCATGGTTTGAACTAACGGATAATAGTTTTATCCTTGACCACAGCCTTGTCTTACATCGATGCTCATTTGGTGAGGAAGCACGGGGACAACTTCTTCAAAGTGTTAAGAGTATTCCAAGACTTTCTTATCTATTACAGTCCTCATCTAAATGGGGGCTTGATTTTAGCCTTGATTTTATTGATAATGATGGTATGCTAACTGAGGTGATCCATATCGAGGTGGATATGGTAAATTATCATGACTTCTTACAAAAGAAAAAGGAGTTAGAAGACTTCGTTCTTACGACGGACTGGAAACATGTTTATAAGTTTCTAGATCTACATCGAAACAAATGGGAATGTCTAGTTGGGTTTGAACAAAATGATTGGAAAGCTAGACTACTCGGATTTAAAAAAGCCGAAATTACTCACAAGGTAATCTGAGTCTCCCTATTAACAGGAGGATATTAAATGCTAAAGTCTACAGCTACTTTAGAGGATAATACTACACTGATAATGAAATCTTTTATCTACACAATTTGTGCTTTACTTGTTGTTGCTATAGTTGCTCAAATCTATAAAATAAAAGTAAGCATGTTTTCCCATAACGGTATTCCTGCCCACTATACAGCTGATCAGCGTATCAAGCAGTTGGAGTGTCTTGCACTTAACATCTATAAGGAAGCAGGGTACGAGCCGTTTGAAGGTAAGGTTGCGGTTGCTCAAGTAACAATTAATAGAGCCAATGATCCCCGCTTTCCTAAAGATATTTGTCAGGTAGTTTATCAGAAAAATGTATTTTATCAGAAGACAGTTTGTCAGTTTTCCTGGTATTGTGACATTGTTCATAAAAATAGAACAATCAATCCGGCCGCCTTTAACGAGAGTTATGAGGTAGCTAAGAAAGTATTGCTTGAAAATTTTCGCCTTTCAGGTATGAAAGACGCTCTTTACTATCACGCCGATTATGTTAACCCTAAATGGAACAAAGAAAAGGTAGGTAAAATTGGACGCCATATCTTCTATAAAGAAAAAATTTAGTATAGATTCACTTAATGCATGGATGTCTAATATGCGTAAGTTTATTACTGAAAAGTTATCCCATCTCTCATCTGAGGGAGTAGGATGGCTTGGATTAATGATGGTGCATTGTGCTACTGTTCCGTCATTGCTTGCATTAATTTTTGGAATATCTAATACTTTACCATCACTGGATGTAGTATTTTTTATATGGACCGGACTGCTGCTATTTTTTGTTAAATCACTTATAAAGAGAGACATGCTTAACATTATTACTAATGGACTAGGCTTTTTTGTACAAGCCGTACTCCTTGGCATGGTGGTGTTTAAGTAATGAGTGACGAAAATGGCAAGTCTTATCTTCTACAGATAAACGATGTTGAAATAAACTCAATTAGATCTCCTACTCAGTTTATGCAGGAAATAGATAAGCTAGTAGAAGAAAAAAAGATGGATTACATTGAAGCAGTAATTTATTATTGTAACAATAATGATATTGAAATAGAAACTGCTGCCTCGCTAATTAAAGGAAGCGCTAAGATGAAGGCTAAAATTCAGCTAGAAGCAGAAACTCAAAATTATTTACCAAAAAGTGGAAAGCTACCTCTATGAGTATAATTGAATATGAGATTAAATTGCCTGAGCAGTACAAGCACCCTGAAGGATTGCCGGAGCATTTAGGTGGGCACGAAGGTGAAACTCACATTGATGATGGTGCCCTTACCTACCTGATAGAAAAATTTAGTATTAAGTCTATGATTGATATCGGATGTGGTCCCGGTGGCATGATTAAACTTGCTAAAGAAAAAGGACTGCACGCTGTAGGAGTAGACGGGGACGATAAGGTTGAACGGGAAGAGGAACTAAAAGAGAGTATAATTATTCACGATTATGCCCAAGGACCGTTCGTCCCTAATACGACATATGACCTTGGATGGTCGGTAGAGTTTGTAGAGCATGTGGATAAAATTTACATGCCTAACTTTCTTGAAACGTTTAAGTCTTGTAAGTACGTTACTATGACGCATGCACTACCAGGACAATCCGGACATCATCATGTTAACTGTATGCCTATTGAATATTGGTGTGGAGCTTTGGAAGCAATAAACTTTAAACTCTTAGTAGAAGAAACAAACGAGATGCGTAAGGTTTCAACTATGCGTGAGAGGTACATTCGTCAACAGGGTTATATTTTTAAAAATGGACGCTTTTAACGCCTATAAGACCTACGTTGCACTAAAAAATCATTTTCATTCTAAGACTTACGACTACTTTAAGTACAATGGTAGAACAAGAGCATCCATTAAATCTTTTGAAAAAAGAGGTGACAAGTATTTCTTCCATAAGCTTGCCAAACGCGGTGATTGCGCTAATTACCTTGCCTCTAATTTTTTAATTGGCGATTGCTGGGTTGGAGATTTAGTAAATGAGCAAGCTGCTGAAAAAAACTATATGGCGTGGCGGAAGCGAATGGAAAGTCTTTCTTATATCTTCAGCAATGATTTGGATAAGCTTGATAGTAATTTTAATAATAATTTTTTAGTTGTAGAAGGTCAGCACCCCAAGCTCTTGAAGCTGTATCTACGAAAAGAAATATGTCCTGAAACAATACTCATACTTGAAGATCTTTTAAACTTTTTTCGTACCTGGAATAGAAGAATAGAAGATAAAATTGTATGGCCAACGGAATACATAAAGCTTAAGAAGTACAGACCTTTTTTTACCGTTGACATTGAGAGGTACAAAGTTCTTGTACTTGAAAAATTTAATGAGAGCAGCTAATATAAATACTCTTATCGTCATGTGAAAGTGGATAAGAAGCATACTACGTATACAACGCATATAGGAGAAGTAAAATGGATTTTCAATCCCTAAAGAAAAACCGTCAGACGGTATTTGCAAATCTTTCGAGCGAATTTAATAAGCTCAATTCAACAACCAACTCTCAAGACGACGACAGGTTCTGGAAGCCGGAAGTAGACAAGGCCGGTAACGGCTACGCTATTATTCGTTTTCTTCCTGCTCCCGCTAACGAAGATGTG